ATTTCCGCGCATTTCATTTATTTTCATATTTTCCCTCCTGTCCGCCCTCCTGGGGCTGTGTGGTTGTTTTTCTTTAACTGTCTTTATTATAGCACTTATTAAACTATGCGTCAAGTACTTTATTAAACTATTCTTTAATTCTTCATTCTTTCTAATTCTTTTTGTATGCACTCCAGAACGAACGCAGACATCTTTACGCCTTTTAGATCGGCCGCTCTTTTAACGTCTTCCTTGGTTCCCTTTGGCGCCATTACTGTTATACGGTCGTACTTGTCTTTTTGATATTGTGCAATATATGAAAGTTCCTTTTCTTTCTCTTTAAATGCCATTTATTAACCCTCCTGTTATTGTTTGCTTTGATTATATCATTTATTAAACTATGCGTCAATTATATAGTAGGTTTTCACATATTATTTTTTCTCTTCCTATTATATGGAGCGCAAAAATACATATCATAAAAAATTATACGTTTTATTAAACTATGCTATTGACATTATTATTAAACTATGCTATTATAATACCAACAAAGGAACAAAAGAAACAAACAACCGGAATCGCCCGAACCACTCAAGCCAATGAGGACATAGGGAACCGGCACCGATTAATTGAAAAATTCTAGTTCCTAGGCAAAATAAAAAAGCTGGCTGCATCCTACCAAGACGAACAGCCAGCACCAAACTAAAAAGAAAGGCAACCCCATTATAACAGGGGTAAAGGTAAAAAACAATGACAAAATACAATTATCTGGAA